CACGGAATGTTGCGCCCTCTCCGTACTCTGCGCTGGCTCGACCCACATGGGCGGGGTTTTGTCCTGTTTCGCATTGGGCGACGTCGTTCATAAATCTTTGAGTGAAGATGACTTTGCCCTTGAACTCACGGTAAGGGTCTAACGCATCAGTGGCTGCCTGCATCTGTCCCAACACTCTGTCCCACTGGTCCGCGTATAACGCATCAGAGGACATTCTGAGGGCCGATGGCGGGGAAGCAAGAGGGGCCAGCGCTTCCGCTGACCCCCCTGCTAACCAAACAACAACAACACTTAGAAGAAAAGCCCGTCTCATTCTGTCTCCGTTTTCTGTTGGGGCCTATTTGGCCTCGCCTTGCTCGGTTCCAGTCCTTGACTGGCTCAGAAGGGTTCTTCTGTTCCCTTGAAGAATGTTTCCTGCATGACGTTAATCGCGCCTGAAACTGCTTCGGCTCCAACGGTAGCACAATCCCAACGCAACGACAACCCGCAGTTGTCGACGACGATCTGGACTTTCTCCGCTTTGGTTCCATCTTTCTTGTCATACTTGCGCTTCTCAAGGCGACCAATGACAATCACTTCGTTGCCCTTGTTCAAACTTCCGGCGATATGTTCTGCCAGTTTGTCGAACGCGGTGCAGTCATGCCACGTAGTTTCCTTTTCATCGCTTCCCTTGGTCTTGCGGTTTGTTGCAACAGAGAATGTGCATACTGCCATGCCGCTGTTTGTGAATCGCAACTCTGGTGCCTGACCAACTTTGCCAATAATTGTCATTTCATTCATGGTTTCTCCTTAGTTAAAGAATTACAAGTGCTGATGGAAACGGGGCCGGATTGGGTTGGTCGTCAAACTTTAACCTTCCCTTTATGAATCTGATCTCCTTTGCCTCCATGCAGTATTTATGCCACCACTTCGTATCGGTGCGTGATGGTATAAGAAAAACAGAACCCTTGCCAAGTTCTTTCTCTTCAAAACCCTTAGCAAGCCATTTCTCTATGACCCTACCGTATGGCGGATTTACAAAATTGCTTTGTCCCCATGGTACGGATAATCCATCAAAGGTCGGGTTCGACGGACATGGGTCAAAATCAAAATGAAACTCGGCATCAAGTTCCTTGTAGAAAGCCTTTGGGGTTTTCCAATTGTCCCTTGCAGCAGAAAAATGGACCGTTATTTCATTCATGATTTCTCCTTGTTTATTGCCGTTCCGTATCCGGCTTCTCGCAGCAGTGTTATTAATTGTCCAAGTTCCATGACTGCGTATGACTTGAGTGCGTCACCTTTGCCACGGCGCTTGACTACAAGTATGCCGTGATCGGCTAACGCATTGAAACGTTCTTGCTCTGTTTCGGTAAGCCACTCAGACAACTTGATCTCCTTATGATTCTTACATTCCCACACTAACGGGCCGGTGCCTGTGATGTCCCCCTTGTCGGCAGTGCCATGCAGGGCGCGGCGCTCGGCGTGCGGAAACCCATTTGCCTTCAACGCCTCAACCACCTGGGTCTCAAACGTTGTGCCCTTCTGCTTGTTCTTCGACATCGCTTAACCCAATCCTTTCCGCTTCCTCCATAATCAATGCTCGAAGAATGTGGGAGACGCTCTTGTCCCTGCCTTTAGCAATCTTCAAAACTGTTTCGAGTTGAGAGGATGTCAGGCGGAGTGCCACCATTTCGGTGGTGCGCTCAACGCCATTGGGGTCGACGGTTCTACGCGCTGGCATCTTCTACCACCTCCAGTTCCTCTGATATCGATACTGGTATGGCTTCCTGTACTTCCACTCCTGGTTCATCATCTTGCTTTGTAGTTTTGCGAGTTCCACTTTTGACCTTGGCCGGTGTAACCGGCTCTGCGTAGTCCTCCTCCCGAAGCATGACACTCTCTGGGCGCTGACGCTGGATGCGTTTGAACTCATCGCGCAAAGCAACCATGTCTTCTTCGCGTAAGTTATCTAACTCAACCTTGGCAAGGCCCGCAATAATGTACGGGTCGAATCCCTCTTTGGCGCACGCCTGCTTGAAGCGCGACACGTTCTCTTCCGATACGAAACCTGGCTTCTCTAATGCTGGTGTCTCAACAACGATGGACGCCGCTATCACGGGTGAGCCCTCTTCGTCGGTGTTATCTGCGCCAAGTTCTTCTGCTGTGTACGCAACACCAAACAATGCTTCTGGGAATGCGTCACGCGCAACCTCAGTGATCGCACGTGCTTTGAGCATTGCGTCTGGGTATTGCTTCCACACGGCTTTGTTGGTGAGGTTTGCAGAACGTGCGCGGTCCATGTCCCACACTGACTGGAACGTGTAATCGGGGTCATCTTTACGGATCACCTCTGCTGTTGCGGTCATTGTCTTGCGGTCAAACTTGACGCGAACAATGTGACCCGCACGACGACCCAGGCCAGCAATCAACTGTGCTGATGCTGATGGCTTTCCGTCGATCACGTGGATGGATTGGATTGCTGTCATGGGGTGAACACCAATTGCGTCGGCGTACTCCATAGCAAACAATAGGTTGGCTGGATTCTTTTGGTATGCGCGTGGCAATAGGTTCGCATTGGCAAGCGCGTTAGCCATAGCGAGTTTGTCGTTGGCTGTCGATTTGACTATTGCAGTCATGTCACTTTCCTTTCAGGATTCGTACTGTCCTGTACGAAGTTGTTGTCTTGTATTTGTTATACAGCGCCGGATGTTCTGATTCAAACTTCTTGCCATCGAAAGATGAACGCTGTGCTGTCTTCCATGAAATTGCTACTTCACCATTGAGAGTGCCAAACTCCGCCTCGCCAAGAAGTAAACAGATTTGAGCCTTGAGGTCATCCTCTTGTTTGGCTATTTCTTTCTGTTGTTCTCGGACGGCCGCAAGTTCTGCGACAATCTCTACTGCTGATGCCGGTAATTCCACGGACTTAGGTTTACCAATAGGGTGTAACAGAGAGGCGTGCTTGTATTCTGGCTGCGCAATCTCGGGCAACATGCCCATGTCAATCATGGCTAGGAACCGGCGGCAAGCCTCAAGATGTACCTGCTTTTCATCGCTGGTAATGATCTGCGTATGGCGGTGCAGTTCAAGGTCGGAGTCGAACACAATCCACTCCACCTGGTCTGCGTTTGTGCAGATTGCTTGCTGGACGCCTTGCCAATACCAAGTGATGGGCAGTTCGCCGGTCCAGCGACGGTTGGTTGTCTTGACTTCTACTGGGGTAACAGCGCCGCTTTCGATTACGCCGTCAAGTGTCGCAATCAGTCGGACTCCATCCTCTTCGTAGCAGTACATACAACCAGGAACAATGATGTCCAGTCCCTCTGTTTCCCTAGCCCATTCAAGCAGTAGTGGTTCAAGACGATTGCCTCGTTCCATTGCGGCTGTTGGCGCTGTGGGTGCTGGCGGTTGATCCGCAAGCAACTCGAACGCCAGGTCGGCGGCTGATGTGTACTTGTGCTGTCCATGAACTGCAGCGGCCACCGACGCAGAAATGCGCGCCTCGCCGTTTTCGTTCTTCCAACGTGTGTTAAGCCATTCTTGGCTGCCGTGTGCAGGTTTAAGAATGGTGTGTAATTTTCTCATGTTCCCTCCTTGTGGGTTGTATAACAGTATGTCGATTGATTTAGTTTAAGACAACCGTGTCACAAAGTTTTTTTGTGTTGGTCCCAAGATGCTGAATGCGGCGGACCATGGATGTTGGGATGTGCGCAACATTAGACACGGTATTGAGCGGCTCCTCGTTGTCAATGATGAAGCCAGAGATCAGCGTGACGTACCCCTCAAGGGCGTTGGGCCAAATGAATCCAACAGAAACACATAGGCATTCCTGTGCTTCGTACTCTTCGACTTCTGTCCAGCCGGTATCTCCATCGAAAGCATCAACCCACGTGACGCTAACAAGGTCCCATTCAGTTGTCGTCGTTTGTATGGTCGTCATAGGGGTTCCTATCTGGTTCACCTGATGAACTACAAATGGCGCACTTCAAACCCTGTGATGCGGGCCATGAAGTGTCACAAATCGGACAAATCAGCCACGTTGTCGGCATAAAGAACACCCCTATAGAACATGGAGCCGTTATGTATCGGGACCAACTCTAGGTGGAAGGGGGCGTCCCCGTCCATGTATGTGACCACGGCTACCCCTTGTTGCCAGTTTTCCGTTACGGGTAAAGGTCTTCCGTCCAGGTCGATGCCGCCCTTGGTGGACGGTACGGCCCCGTCGGTGCGGGCGAGGCAGCCTGCAGAGGCGGCCAGGATGGTCTTGGGCCCGTCCCAATCTTCACGTGTTTGCTCTGCCCATTCCCTGCGATGTACGTGCCCATACATGACCGAAGTCTTTTCATGTTGCAAGTATTGGTGGGCTGTGGAGCCGTTGGACTTGGCCTTGCTGCCGTGGATGATGCGCAACTTTTGGTTGACCCAAACCTGTCCGGCTGGGTATCCAGCAACGTAGTCGATGTCATGTTCGTCAAAACGACACAAGAATGGCACAGACAAAACGGGCCAGGATGCTGGGGCGTTGCCACGCTTCAATCCAAACGCGGCTGAAGCATTGTCCAGCATGTAGTTGACCAGCCGTTCCTCATGGTTGCCTGCTATCCAATAGATTTCCGCTTCGGGTGCGGCGGCTCGAAGTCGCGCAACCATGGTTGTTGCGTAGTCAATTGCTGCTTGTGTGGTTCTGCCAAACGCGGGCGACAATCGGTACTTGCCCATCTCGGGCAGGTCCAAGTTGTCACCGTGCATCACAATTTTGTGTGGCCTAATGTCGGCGCACAGCCTAATGGCCAGGTCTATTGCTACTTCATCGTGGGTGGCAACCAGGTTGTCGTTTTCATCACGGTAGTAGCCAATCTGCATGTCGGGCAGAATGAGACATCTTTTGTTCTCTATCTCAACGATGCGACGCACCGAAGATTTAGCAACCTTAACAACGGGACCTGGCTGCACCACGGGCCACTGCGGCCCAGTCTCCCATGAGGGCGAGAACTGAATGCCGTATAGGTCGTGTACTTCCGCTTCGCCCTCTTCGTTTTTCGTGAGCGACTGATAGACGGACACGCGCTTAACGGAGCCGATCTCGTCAAGGTTGATTCCTTGGCGCTCCAGTAGATCAGCAATCTTGCCCAAGCGAGCAACATTGTTCTCTGCCGGACCAGCATTGAGTTTGTCATTCAGCGTCACAGCCGCACCTCCCGTTGATATGGCGATAAATGCTCATGTCACTAATCATGTGCCCCTCGGCAGACAATACGCCCGCAAGCCAAGGTCCAGTAAACCCGGGGGTTCTAGATTTGATTTTTGCCAACGCTTTTTCCACAGCGTCGCGTTCTTCTGGTGGCAAAGACTCAAGCAACTTTAGTGTTGCGCATCTTTTCTGTTTGCGTGCTGGCTGTTCCAGCCTGTCCATTAATCCCATGAGTGTTCTCCTTGTGAAGTTGCTTATCTATTTTCTCAATGAGCGCAACAAGGCGTTCCTCTTCATTGTAACCACGCGGCAACACACGTGCAAGGAACTGCTGGATGTTTTTTAAATCGGTTTTTGTTAGGTATGCCATACACACTCTCCTAGTGGGGAGTGAACTATACATCGCCTTTGAGGTGATCTTCAATATGGCTGTCAAGTTTTTTTTCGATACGGTCCAAAGAGTCGGCCATGATGTTGTTGGACTCTGTTGACTCAACCCGATGTCGCTGAATCAAAGCGACCATCACACCGCCGATTAAGCCGACGATAGAAACAATGATCGCTTCGGAAAGCATTAGTTGTCTTTGTCCTCTGGGATAGCAAGGGCAAGACAAATGAATGCGAAGATAAGAACAAGTGGAATAGTAACGACCATCACTGGCCTCCTAGTGCTTTGAGGAACTTGCGCCATGCCCGACGCACCTTCCGTGTTGGGTTTTCAGGATCAGATATTTGCCAATGCCACGCTTCGTACTCGGGGTTGGGGCGACCCAGGTACGACGGGGGGCCTTGAAGGTACGCACCGTACTTGGGTCCGTTCTTACACAGCCAGTCGTATGCTCCGCCAGATACGTCAAAATCTTGGGCACAGGCCCAGCCATGCGGACTCGTGCCAGGGCTTGCTGAGGGGCTCATACCTGGCTTCAAGAAGTAGGTGCGGCCTTTGTACTGACGGGTAATTTGTGGCACGCGGCCATAATCAACCAGATCGTAGCGAGCAAAGAAGAGTGCTTCTTGTCCCTCAAGGGAACGGTAACCACCACTAATCGCCTTCAGTCGGACACCATCCTTCAGGGCGTCGTCGTACATTAGGTTAAAGGCAAACGCTGGTCCACCTGCATAAACGCTTGACGCCCACGCAGTCCCACCCGCAGATAGTTTACCTAGGGCAGACGCGGGGATTTTGCCGTTGCCATAAATCGACAACGTTGCAGGTATCTTCTGGGCTTTGTAGGGATGGCCCACATTAGCCGCCTTCTACCGCTTCTGCTACTTCATCCACCGTGAGGCGGCCATCCATCGCGGCGTTAGCAAGACTGTTTAGTACGCCAATTAGATACATGACAACAGTGGTGCCCGCCGTCACCCAGGTTGAGACATCGAAGATGAACGCGGTACTGATGACACCCAGAGAAACCGTGGCTACGTTGGCTGCGAATTTTACGGCAACTGCTTTGGGGGTCACTTGGACTCCAGCGATGCAACACGCGCCTCAAGTGACTCCACCTTTTCAAACAGGGTACGGATCAGTTGCTGTTGGGCTACACACATACGCTCGTAAGCGAAGTAGTCAACGAGTCCGTTTTCGTCACGGCCGATCAGTTCGGACAGGCCGCCTTGTTCTGCTTGTTCTGCAACGAAACCGTAGTTCCATCCTGCTTCTTCATCGCCATACTCCTCAACGTCGGCACGGTATTTAAATCTGACAGGAACCATGCCGCGGACTGCTTCTTCGTCGAAGATGTGTGCGGAGATTTGCTCCTTGAATCGCTGGGACGACGAAGAGAAACCGATGACGTTTGTGGAGCGCGAATACACAGCACGGATGCTTGACGATCCAACATCGTGACCGTTCACGCCCTGGTTGGAGTCAATACCCATAATGACAACGCTGCCACCATTGGTCACATTAAAGAATGTGTCGTTGGTGTTTTTCGTTGTTTGTAGGTCGCCCGCCAAAACAACATCCCCAAACGAACTGATGCTCCCCGAGGTCGTAACCGACGCCACGCTAACTGCTGCTGTGTTTGAAATCTTTGCACCTGTTACAGCGTCGTCTTTAATGTTGGCTGTTTCTACCGCATCGTTGGCCAGTTCAACGGTAGTGATGGTGTTCGCGTCAATGTTTGCATCCAGGACTACAGCCGTTTCGCCATTGAACGACACGGCGGCAGCAGTTATGTCTCCCGTGATTGAGAAGTTGCGAGCCGTTGCAAGTTTTGTGGCGGTAGTGGCATTGCCTGACAGGGCTGCTGTGATTGTTCCAGCAACAAAGTTGCCCGAGGCATCACGGGCCACAATGGCGCTGGCAGTGTTTGCGCTGGCGGCCGTGGTGGCGCTGTTCGAGACCTTGCCGGCAGTAGAAATGGTTGCCAGTTTGGTGTCCACAATGGCCGCTGAGGGGTTGATGTTCGCGTTTGTGATTGTGTCCGCGGCAATCTTTACTCCAGCACCTGCCGTACCACCAGTAATGATTCCATCAGCAATCTTGGCGGCCACGATGCCTGCGTCCTTGACGCGTAGGGTGTCTGAATTAATTTCAATCGTTGAATCGTCTACGTTGACAGCAAGCGCGGTTCCCGCCCCACCAGAAAGCCCTGAACCAGCAACGGCACTAGCAATCTTGGCTGCAGTAACCGCTGAGTCATTGATGTCTGCGGTATCCACGGTCAAGTCGGTAATCATTGCGCCAGTGACGTTGGCCCACTTGATGCCGTTTGACTGCGCTGAATCAGCCACAAGAACTTGATTGTTGGAACCAACCCCTTGACGAGCAAATGTCGTGCCGTCAAAGGTTGCCAGGTCGCCCTTTGTGGTAAAGGTGGAGGTCAGTTCATTGGCTTCGTTGGCGTCAACGGCTGTGAACACGGGATAGATGGCGGCACCACTGGAGTGCGCTTTTGCGGTGGTGTTATCCGCCCCGCGGGTTACGGCAGTAAGGGCCGTGCTACTACGGGTGACAAGAACCTTCTCCTCTGAAGAAGTCCCTGGGTCGATAACAACGTAAAAAGGGTTGCCACTTGGCCAGCCAGTGTCCGAAGTGATGGAAATACTGGTTACGGAGTCATTGATGCCAGAAGAAATGGTGGTTGCTGTTGCTGCACCCTGGTATGCGCGCCTAGTTTTTGCTGCCATTTAAAACCTCATTCCTCAACAGAACGCAATGTTAGCGTACACGTTCCGTCCCAGACCCACTCATTGTCATGGGAATCCACGGGCATCCATTCTAGGTCTTCGACAATCACGGAATAGGAATTACCACCCTCCTGAAAGGCGATTACGCTGGGGTCATCCAGGTACCCGTGAAGGATGTCGCGTTCTTCCTCCACGTTAATGAAGTAGTCGCGGTTTCGAATTGTGATCTTTTTATGGATTAAAAGCGGAACTTGCCAAAACCGGCTTCGATATGGCGCGGCATAGGCGCGGGCAGTCCAGCGGGTAAGTACCGGCCCCTTTGTGGTATTTGTCGATGATCTGGTGAAAGTCAGTTTGAACTGGCCTTCAATAATCTTGCCCTCTGGACCGTTGTATGTTTCTTCCGTGTCGGAAGCCGTTGCCCATGTTCCAATTGTGGAGTAGGTCCCATTGTCTGCCTGCAGCGCTACAGCAATTGATCCGCTTAGGGGCTGAGAGCGAAGGTCAAACTTTGCAACGAACTTACGGTCCGGTATGCCCCAGGTAAAGCGGCCCGTCTCGATGGTTCCAGACGAAACAAGGTTGGAGGTGTCTTCGTAAACAACACCCACTCCGGTCACTGTGAACACTTTGACCTGTGCGCCAGCCGCATTGACAAAGTTGCTCACCGAGTTTATCAGTGCAGTCGTGTCGTACATCAAGTCGGTTGCGTAGGCTGGCGTATTGGGTCCTGTTAGAACTGACAGGTCAAGCCTGCCCAGGCCACCAGAGGTGGCGTCGTAGTTGCTCCAGTTAAACCACACAAACCTATCTTGGCCAATGAAGTCGACAACCGATCCGGTTGTTTGGATGAGGGAGCCCAAAGTCAGGTTTCCAGCCGAGTCGCTTGTAGCCATGCGGACGCCCTTGTCGGAGCCAATAAATATGAAGCCGAGGTATCCGTAGATGCCCGTGATAACTTCACCCTCTGGAAGTTGTGCCGCAACCGACGCCGCCTCTAGGGATGTGCCGTCTGTTTTTATAATTGTTTTGTAAATAAGGCTGGTCTTGCCCGCATAGCCACCGGCATAGATGTAGCCAGAACCGGCAGCAGAACCAATCCAGCGGAACGAGGTATTGCGTTGCGTGAGGAGTGTGTCGCCTGCGCCAATTGAGCCGCTTGCGTATGCGCGTGATGACGCGTCGTAAAGTACGTTTTCCTTCATGCCCATAAGTCGTCCGTTGACGTAATCTATTTTGGTCAGAACGTCATGAACCATTCTTGTACCAGAACCAGGGGTCGCAATGTCATAGGTGTAAACACCTGGCGTTGTGGCATCAAGAGCGACAAAGAGTACCGTTCCGTCTGTTGCTATGTCGTATACCGCCGTAGTGGAGGCTGGCATTGTCAGTGCTGTCCAGTTGCCGCTGACAGTCGTGGCGTAGGAGACTCCGGCCCCGTTTATGGCGAACAGTTTTCCGCTTACTGCAAGGATTTTACCAACGTTTGTTGTTGGCGCATTCGTTCCAGCGTTTAGCGCTGTGGCATTGAGCAACGACAATTGGCCCCGGGTCCAAGGGTCTAATCCTTTGCTTGAGAAAAAGCGGTATGGTTCCGAGTCGTCGCGGTCGCCATACTTTTGTCCGGCTCCTTGGTGCCAAGAAACCCCCGACCTGCGCCACAAGCCACCAGGGTTAATGGCGGCCTCACCAGGAATCAAAGACTGGTCAACACTGTCGCGGATGCGCGGCTCATGGCCCGACATGTACTTGCCGGACTTCATATCTAACATGTAGGGGCGACCATTGATGCCTATTGGGAATACGTCTGGCACGAGCGTTGTGGAGCCGGTACCCGTATAGAACGAATACCCGCCCACAAATGGGAAGGTGAACGTTGTGAGTTCTGCCATTAGTCCCTACTTAGGAATGTGGGGTATTGGCGAGCAAGGCGCATTGCCTCTGCCTGAATCCTGTCCCTTCGTAGACGAAGAAGGTTTGTGACGCTGTTAGAAATAGCGCCGGACTGCACCTCATCAGAACGGCGGGTGTCGCCTTGGCTGTCAATGAAGTTGCGGCGTATTTCTCGTGGGGCCATCAGCCTGATCTGAGCCCCAATAACAAGGATGTCCTCGGCCTGGGCTGAAATGCCTGCCACTATCTGCAGGTTGTCACTTTCGGAGGTGACCGCTGCATACGGGGCTTTGTAGGTAACTCTTATGTCTCCGGCACGGCACTGTTGATTGAACTTGAGCCCATAGCCCGAGGGGAAATCTAAGGTTGGTAAATCGCGCAGCAGTTGGACTTTACGGATAATTGGGTAGTTGTCCGCTGTGTAACGCAAGCGTGCATCAACTATGTCAATAATCCCGCCGAAAATTGGAAGGTTGATAATGCTGTCAAAACCGTTATACTCAAGGTCGATTGTCTTGATTTGAAATAGGCCGTTCATTGGGCTTGAAAGATCAGCAAGTTCGTCGTTAACCGCTTCTAGTACTTGGTTGCGGGGAAAACGTGGATTGACGGTAATGATGGACCCCGAGGTGTGTGACGCCGCGGTTGTGCCGGAGAATGCGCGTTCTACGGTGGCGGTTTTTCCGCTAGTAGAAACGTCCCATGTGTAGAACAGTTCGGAGTCAATTTCGAATACGGTTCCACGACGCAACCCATCTAGGTCGTATGTTGTGCCTATGGTTGTCGCGCTTGAGTTAACCGTTGCACTGAGTTTGTTACGTTCTTCAACCGTGCCAGATAGTAACTGTCTCTGGGTTTTGTTGATAATGCTGGCGACTGTAGACATCTATACCCCTGGGTAGGTGACTCCTAGATACTAGCAATAGCGTCAGCGTAGAAGGTAAGGTTGTTCTTCAGTCTGTCATTTTCTGGGTCTAAGGCTAGGGCCTCCGCTCCGTAGCGGGCCGCCTCGCGGTGGGCGCCAAGATGATGGCAGGCTATTGCGGCAAGGTCATAGGGCAAGGCCCCCCAAGCAAATGCTTCACAAAGATACTCAAGCGGTTTTTCTTGTATTTGTAAAGCGGCAACCGCAGCGTTATAGCAACCAAACCAGTCACCAATATCATGGCAGTGCTGGGCCAGGTCAACCCATGC